GACGAGATCCAAAAGCGCAAGGATGAGGAGACGGGGTTCGCCGCCACCCACGATGATCGGTTTTTGTTGTTAGAAATGCATGTCGAGCTGAGCATCCCGGGCGATGAGCACAAGGACAAGGACGGCAACCCCACTGCCATCGAGCGGCCCTATGTCGTCACCGTGATCAAAGACACGGGTGCGGTGCTCGCCATTCGGCGGAATTGGCTTGAGGATGACATCACCTACCAGCCGCGCCAGCACTTCGTGCACTACCAGTACATCCCGGGCTTTGGGGCCTATGGCTTCGGGCTGATCCACCTCATCGGCGGTGCGGCCAAGAGTGCCACGAGCCTGACCCGCCAGCTTGTCGATGCTGGGACGCTGAGCAACCTGCCCGGGGGCTTGAAGAGCCGTGGCCTGCGGATCAAGGGGGACGACACCCCCATCGCGCCGGGTGAGTTCAGGGACGTGGACGTGCCTTCAGGCACGGTGCGGGACAACATCATGCCCCTGCCCTACAAGGAGCCGTCTCAGACGCTCCTGGGGCTGCTGAATGGCATCGTGGACGAGGCTCGACGGTTCGCCGCTACGGCGGACATGAAGGTCAGTGACATGTCGGCCCAGGCCCCGGTGGGCACCACCCTGGCGCTGCTGGAGCGCCAGCTCAAGATCATGTCGGCGGTGCAGGCGCGGCTGCACTTCTCGATGAAACAGGAGCTGAAGCTCCTGAAGACGATCATCGCGGACTTCGCCCCGGAGAGCTACGACTACGAGCCCGACACGGCGGTGCCGCGTGCGCGGCGCAGCGACTACTCCCTGGTGGAGGTGATCCCGGTCAGCGACCCGAACGCGGCGACGATGAGCCAGCGGGTGGTGCAGTACCAAGCTGCGTTGCAGCTCTCGACCCAGGCCCCGCAGATCTACAACCTGCCACGACTCCACCGCCAGATGCTGGAGGTGCTGGGGATCAAGAACGCGGACAAGATCGTGGAGCTGCCCGAGGACAAGCGCCCGGAAGACCCCATCACCGAGAACATGGCCGTGCTGCGTGGCAAGCCCGTCAAGGCATTCGCGTACCAAGATCACGAGGCGCACCTCGCCGCGCATCAGGCGTTCATGCAAGACCCGAAGATCATGATGGCTATCGGCCAGAACCCGATGGCGCAGCAGATGATGGCTGCGCTCATGGCTCACATCGCGGAGCATGCTGGGTTCTCGTACCGCGCACAGGTCGAGATGTCGCTGGGGGTGCCGCTGCCCGCGCTGGACGAGGATGAGACCGCACCGATCTCGCCGGAGGACGAGAAGGCCCTGGCCCCGCTGGTGGCCGCTGCCGCACAACGCACGCTGGTGATGAACCAAGCCGCTGCCGCACAGCAGGCAGCACAACAGCAGGCGCAGAACCCTGAGCTTCAGATCGCCCAGGCAGAGTTGCAACTCAAGGAGCGCGACAGCCAGCGCAAGGCCCAGAACGACGCGATGGACTACCAAGTGGCGATGGAACGGCTGAACCTCGACCGTCAGCGCCTCATGTCCGAGGACCGTAAGGCCACCATCAAGACTGTTGTTGATAAACAAAATAAGGACGCGGATAGGGCGGTCAAAGTCATCACCGCTTCGCGGCCTCGCCCTGTACCCAACCGCAACGGTAACCCCGGGAGCTAAAACATGGACGAGAAGATCTTGATGGTGTTGAGACAAAAACTCCGCGAGCAACTCAACAACATGGCGGACAATATCGCCGGAGGTTCTGCCAAAGACTTCGGTGAGTACCGTTACATGTGTGGTGTGATCCACGGCTTGGCCCTTGCCGAGCGCGAACTCCTCGACCTCGTTGAGGTCGCTAAACGCAACGACAATTAACCCCCAACCCCGGGTCTTCGACCCGGGTTACCACGCCGTGGTGCTCGGGCAAGCCACGGTGCCAACCTGCCCGCAAGAGAGAACCATGAACGACGACGTGAATGACCTGCCTGACTCTGAGAAGGCGAAGCAGCTCCCCGAGCCCTCGGGCTACAAACTGCTCTGTGCGCTTCCCGAGGTGGAGGACAAGTACGAGAGCGGCATCCTGAAGGCGGACACCACCGTCCGTGTCGAGGAGCACAGCACCGTGGTGCTGTTCGTGCTCAAGGCGGGCCCCCAAGCCTACGCTGACATGGACAAGTTCCCCAGCGGCCCCTGGTGCAAAGAAGGCGACTTCGTCATCACCCGCGCCTACGCGGGCACGCGCTTTAAGATTCACGGTCGTGAGTTCCGTCTGATCAACGACGATCAGGTGGAGGCTGTGGTGCAAGACCCTCGTGGGATTACGCGAGCATGACGCCCGCACCTAAAGAGAATGAGTTCTTGGGCGTAACGGACGACTTCTTTTGGTACGAAATGACGCAAATGGCGGAGCAACTTCGCACGTTGGCGAACCGCTTCGAGAACATGGAGCGCGTA